CATGATCGTGGATTGGATTATAGTCGCCTTCATAACTATGCACCGACCATGTTTCATCGATGGCTACTGCCTTTGGAAAAGATAGGCGAGAGCCTATGTTGTTATTAAAAAAGTTTATGTAATCAGCACCAAGACTACAAATAAGATTATTATATTCTTCTAATCTTGGGTCTGTATTATCCATCAGTAATTGTTCGCCTTGTGCTATTTGCCCTACTAAAGTACCAGCTAATGATTTTTTATTTTGATCTTCTAAATATTCATCTAAGTATTCATTAAGATCATTCACCATGCTCATAGGCATATCTGTTTCCATAACGTAAACAGAAGGCATATTATGTACTGTGACTTCTGCCATTAACTAGGTACGCTAAACGCTTCGTCTGGTGCGCTTTCTACTGGTGGATTAGTAATTACACTATCTACCTGACTGGCAAAAACTGTGTCCCAATGCGATACAGGACAGATAGCTACTAGATTAGCATTTGTCCAACTGCCTTTAGCCTTGAGCGTAAAGTTAGTTGTAGTGCTGCCATCAGTATTAGTATCTGTTTGATTTACTGTAATAGAAAAAGTAGATGTGTAGTAAGTAGCATCACCCTCATTATCGTTTTCATAAGTCATAGTTATATCCCATTTATCAACCTTGCTACTGCTGTTGACGTATGGGGTACAACTTGTTATTGCTTTTGTTACTGCCATTTTTTACTCCTTACCCTTCTAGGGTTGTTATTCTTGTTTCTGCTGCTTCTATTTTTGTTAAAAGTTCTTTTACTGAATTAACTAAATACCAAGTCAAGTTATCATGGTTTACAGTTTTTACTCCTGTTGATTCATCTGTAATAAAATTTGGGAAAATAGTTTCTATTTCTTGAGCAATTACTCCAACTTGTGTTCCTGTCTTTTCTACAGCATCACTTGCAGCTAAACCATCAGATATTTCTTCGGGTAACTTATACTCAAAGTTTCTTACCTGTATTTGTTTTACTTTATCTAAACCTACGCTGTTATCTGTAATATTCTTTTTAATTCTTATATCAGAAGTTTGCGACCAAGTAGCAAAGTTATTACCTTGGAATGCACCACCAAGTTGTGGATTAATAAAAGCTGTTGAATTACCTTTACCAGTTATAGGAAGATTAGAAGTATTTGGAGTAGCACCAATAACTATTTGAGCAGTTCCATCTGCTGCACTTGGCTTTGTTCCCATACCTATTAATGTATTACCACTTCCTGTAGTTAATACGTCACCTCCGTACTCTCCAGCAAGAGCACCTATACAAGTATTACGAACTCCTGTAGTTATATCAGCACCAGCATTATCTCCTACTGCTACATTTTGTGTAGCTGTTGTAAGGTCTCCTAAAGCATGAGTACCAATAGCAATATTAGTACCTCCTGTCGTACAAGCGTCTAAGGCTTGTGAACCTACTGCTACGTTTGAACTTGCTGTAGTGTTTGAGCCTAAAGCCAGATAACCCATAGCTACATTTGTAGCACCTGTTGTATTTTGTCGTAAGGCTTCGTGTCCTACTGCTGCGTTTAATGTGCCTGTAGTGTTGTCTCCTAAGGCATCATAACCAACAGCAACATTAGCGTTTGCGGTAGTATTTGATTGGAGAGCAAAATTACCGACTCCTACGTTGTAAGAACCTGTAGTGTTCACTTTTAAAGTATCATGCCCTACTGCTGTATTTTGCCCAGCTGTTGTGTTTCCCGCTAAAGCAAAATATCCGACTGCTGTGTTGTTAGTCCCTGTTGTGTTAGTTTGCATCGTATGAGCACCTACAGCAGTATTTGGTGTTCCTGTTGTATTTGCTGTCAAACATTCATAACCCACAGCTACGTTATTTCCAGCAGTAGTATTAGCATCTAAAGCATTTCTGCCTATCGCAGTATTTTGAGCACCCGTAGTGTTTGTTGTTAATGCGTTATATCCTACTGCGGTGTTTGAAGCTGCGGTAGTATTTGCATCTAAAGCAGCAGTACCTACTGCCACATTATTTGCTCCTGTAGTATTATCTGTTAAAGCATCCTTTCCAACTGCTGTGTTGTTACTTGCGGTAGTATTTGCATCAAGAGCATTATGCCCAATAGCCACATTATTACTACCTGTGGTGTTTGCATATAGAGCATTACCACCAACTGATGTGTTTTGAGTTCCAGTTGTATTTGTTAATAAAGCATTTGCACCTACAGCAACTTGAACTTCGCCTGTCGTGTTTGCTCCTAATGCTCCATGTCCAACTGCTATATTATAACTAGCTGTCGTATTGGCATCTAAAGCCGTTGATCCAACAGCCACATTTTCAGTTCCTGTAGTGTTTGCTGTTAAAGCAGCATAACCCACTGCTGTGTTGTTACTTGCTGTAGTGTTTGCTGTTAAAGCAACAGAGCCAATAGCCACATTTGTAGCACCTGTTGTGTTGGCTTTCAAAGCATCCAATCCAACGGCAGTATTATTTTCTGCTGTGGTGTTACCTGTAAGTGCGTTTTTTCCAACTGCTGTATTATTTCCAGCAGTAGTGTTAGCATCTAAGGCTTTAAAACCAACCGCAGTGTTAGAACCCCCTGTAGTATTAACTAATAAGGCTTGAGAGCCAATAGCAGTATTACCATTTGCTGTAGTGGTTGCTGCTCCAGAATCATGTCCTACAAAAGTATTGTTTGCTCCTGTACTGACTGCTGTACCAGAATCACTACCTACAGCTACGTTATCTGTTCCTGTCGTTAGTGAATCTAGTGCTGTATCACCCAAAGCTACGTTGCCTGTGCTTGTTGGATAGTTTCCGTCTAGTTTGATTGTTCCATTTCCAGTTAAAGCACCTGTTATAGTTAAGTCTCCACCTACTGAGGCATCATCTGTAACTGTTAGATCGTCTTGTACTTTTAAATCTACTGTAGAAAGACTAGCAAAAGCGTCTACTACTGCTGCACCAGAACCAGCACCATCTAAGTAAACTGCTTTAGTAT